TGACGGCTACAGCAAATGGCGCGTTGACTGTCGATAGTGTTTTGACAGTGGTAAACAATCGAATCTTGGTCAAAAACCAAGCCAGTGGTGGGCAAAACGGTATTTATGTTGTTACGCAAGTAGGCTCGGCAGGTACGCCGTTTATTCTGACTCGCGCCACTGACTACGATACAACTGGCACTGGAACTAACGAAATTGATCAGGGCGACTTTGTTTTGATCTTGGCTGGTACTGCATACGCCAATACATCTTGGGTTCAGCAAACTGCGCTTCCAATTATTATCGGAACCACGGCAATTGTTTGGATTCAGTTTGGTGCGCCTTTGACTTACACCGCTGGCACTGGACTGAATGAGTCGCCAGCATACACATTCAATATCGCCAATACTGGCGTGACTGCGGCAACTTACGGTTCTGCTTCGCAAGTGCCAGTTTTGGCTGTAAATGCACGGGGCCAACTGACATCGGTCACCAATACGTCAATTGCGATTGCCGCAGGCGCTGTATCGGGCCTTGCGGCCTCTGCAACAACTGACACTACCAATGCCTCCAACATCACCTCTGGAACGCTTCCTACGGGCCGTTTGAGCGGTTCTTACACGGGTATCACTGGAGTTGGTACGCTGGCCGCAGGAACATGGAATGCCAGCACAATTGGAATTGGATACGGTGGTACGGGTTTGACAGCAACCCCGTCCAACGGCCAGTTGGCTATTGGTAACGGTTCTGGCTATACATTGGCGAACTTAACCGCAGGTACAAACGTCAGTATCAGCAACACTGCTGGTGGCATCACGATTTCTGCCACCCCATCGTCTGGCGGCACGGTGACATCGGTTGCCATGACCGTGCCTTCGTTCTTGTCTGTTACTGGCTCGCCCATTACCACCAGCGGAACATTGGCCGTCACACTGTCTGGCACGGCGTTGCCTGTTGCAAATGGTGGCTCTGGGGCCACAACAGTGACTGGTTACTTGTACGGCAACGGCACAAGCGCATTTACTGCTTCAACCACGATTCCAAACAGTGCGATCACTGGTTTGGGGACGATGTCCACACAAAATGCCAATGCAGTAGCAATCACTGGTGGCACAATTAACGGGACATCCATTGGCGCAACCACAACATCTACAGGCGCATTCACTACTGTGACTGCAACTACAGGCATCTTCGGAGGTACTTTCTAATGGCCGCAACCAATTACACCCCAATATCGCTGTACTACAGCACCACTGCGTCAGCGGTTCCACTAAACACCAATTTGGTTGCAGGTGAGCTTGCGCTTAATACGTTGGATGAAAAGCTGTACTTCAAAAATAGTGCAGGTACGGTTAAATTGCTGGCCTCAAATGCTGGAGCTTCTGGATCGGTTACTTCGGTTGCCGCTTCTGTACCTGCGTTTTTGTCAATTGCTGGTTCGCCAATTACAACCAGTGGAACATTGGCAATCACCTATTCTGGCACTGCTCTTCCTGTGGCAAACGGCGGTACTGGTCAAACAACAGCCTCTGCCGCATTTAATGCTTTATCACCAATCACTACAACTGGTGATTTGATCATCGGTAATGGAACAAATAGCGCAACAAGACTTGCAATTGGCGCAAACGGTTATGTTCTGACTTCCAACGGTACGACTGCAACTTGGTCGGCCAGCACTGGTGGTGTAACGTCTTTCAGTGCAGGCTCAACTGGACTTACTCCAAGCACTGGAACAACTGGTGCGGTGACATTGGCTGGTACTCTTGCGGTTGCCAACGGCGGTACAGGATTGACCACAACGCCTGCAAACGGTGCTTTGGACATTGGTAACGGTACAGGATTTACCAGAAGCACATTGACGGCTGGTAGCGGAATCACCATCACCAACGGATCAGGAACCATCACAATCGCTTCTAGTGGTTCTTTGCCATCACAGACAGGTAACGCTGGCAAGTATTTGACTACTGACGGAACTACAGCATCTTGGGCGGTTATTAGCGGCGCTCTTGCTACCCCAACATTATCACCATCGACAACCACTCCAACAGGTGGTTCAACGATGACAATAACGATCAGTAACTACAATAGTTCCTATACTTACATTATTGCGGTACAAGCAGGTTCGTATACATTCAACACATCTTCTGGTGTTATCAGTTGGACGGTTCCCAATGTGTCTTCAGTTACAAGTTACAACTGTACAGTGCAGGCTACATACTCAGGAACAGCAAGTGTTGTGGCGACACAAACAGTCAGTGTTCAAACTTCATTGATTACAGACACTGCAATTGCTATTACTAACTTCGCTGTGTACTCACTCAACAATGGATGGGCAATCTAAATGCAATCGAATAAATCACTAGCCATATGGGCAAGCCAAACATATTCACAAACTGGTGGTGTTAACAATTGGACGCAATATCAGTTGTCATTACTTGGCACGTCAAATAAATTTAACGTGTATAGCGCAGGGTCTTCGTCCACCGTTTTATCCATATATGACGCATACAACTTTTATGGTACTGCCGCAAATGCTGGCGACACCATGTTGTTAAGTACGAACGGGACTTCTTTCACAAGCGGAACTTTAGGTGCTAGGACTATTACCGCACCACCTATGACAATTACTTCTGGGGCTTTTACCACAACATCCATTTATGTGGGGCAATCTCCTTATTATTTTGTAAAACCTGATGGCACAAAGTTTTGGCAACAAAATGGATCAAACTTAGTATATGAGTTCAACGTAGCAACTCCTTATGACTTGAGTACCGCAACCAGAACCAGTCGAACTTTTGTTTTAACCTATACTAAACCTTTTTGTTTTTCTGCTGATGGCACTACTTTATTTACATACTCTGGCGCAGTTATCAATTCATATGCGCTTGGTACAGCATGGGATATAACAACTATATCTGCTTACCCCAATGGCACTTGTACTATCACCATTCCAACAACAACAAATTGGGTTGCGGGAGCAACAAATATTTCGTCAATGCGGTTTAGTCCAGACGGAACGAAATTACTTTTGCAAAATGGTAACCCAACATATGGTAATGCTTGTTCTGGTAATTGGGCTTTATGGACGCTTTCAGTACCTTGGGTATTAGGCAGTCTAGTTTCCGCAACAACCACAAACGCAACAACTTACAACTATAACCCCGGCGGTAGTTATGGAATGATGATGGGTTCAGAGTTTGCTCCTGATGGCAGAAGTAATTTTGTTTGCACTGGGGCTTATGGATCGCCAAATTGTGACAATAGTTATTTTTATCTTTACGCTACAACATTTGGCACCGCATGGAATTTAACTACATGGGCAAACCCTAATGCTGGTGCCGCTCTTTCTGCACTTTCTCAACCAAATCGGCAACAAAACAATGGAGTCACTTGTTTTAACGCAACTGGAACCTCTATAAATTACATTGGGTATAATACTGGCAGTACGTCCTATGTTAGAACATGGACTTGCGATTATTGGAATAAATACAACTTCAACATATCAGGATACTCGCTTGGTGCAACGCCAACAGCCGCGTACTATGCGGCTCCTACAGTGCGAGTGGATGCGCAGACAACTGCGGCTCGTGTGAACTTGTTTGACTACCAAGTCTACATGGCATCATCAAGCACAACTCAGGCTGTGGTGTACAAGCCGTCCGCTGGCTATATTGCCGCTGGCGACACATTGTCTTTAAATGGCACAACCACCGTGACTACAAGCGCGGTCACTGAAGGTTCTACTGGCGCTGTCGCGGCTGTGCCAATCTACACAGCAGGTAACCGTTCATATGCAAATAAGAATTACACTTTTCCATCAAGCAGTAGCGGAACCAATTGTGTGCGGTTTTCTGCGGATGGTTCGCAGGTGTTTGCTTTGCTGACGGCTGGTACGCCCTACGGCATCGGTATATACCAATTCAACCTAAGTACGCCTTGGGACATTAGCACCGCTACATTTGGCACTATGGTGTTGCCTATGACCATTGCGTCTAGCACTTATGCGTCATTTGATTTCAGTGCAGATGGATTTCGCCTTATCACTTGGGGAATGTATATAACGGGTTCTAGTGTGCCAACAACATCCGGTTCGGGCTATGTGTACGATCACACATTGTCGCAATCGTTCAATATCGGTACAGCAACATATGTCGGTGCATTTGCGACAAGCCTTGATCTGGCGACATACTTTTTTACTGGAATCAGATTTACTCCTAATGGTCAACAAGTATTGTATGTTTACAACGACTCCTCAAACTACTACGTCAGATATTCCGCGCTAGGAACAGCGTACCGCATTCAGACATCTGGTTCTGTTACTTCTTGGAGTAGCACTGCTTCTGCTGTGATATATGAAGCACTTCTTACACCAGACGGTTTAAACATTGTCACGTTGGGTGGTACAACAACCTCAAATACGTTAGGTACTGCTAACAGTATGGCTACGGCAACGACGACAAACAACATCGGTACCGCAACCAATAAATGGACTTGGCCGACTGGAACCGTAACATCAACAGCAAATTGTGTTACTGGCTACTTTAGTCCTGATGGGACGAAGTTCTATGTTAGTAGCGGTATTTCAAATAATGCGGTGTTATGGCAAATGAATGTTATGGTTATTCCACAGACTTCATACACTTGCACGTTCCCAACACAAGGTGCGGCGCCTACATCTGTGGTGGTTCCTGATAGAAGCGTTTCACAAACCATCTCAACTACACTGTCTAGTGGCGTGATGACATTTGCCGCATCCGCTGTTGGCACAAATGCTCGCGGGATTGCATTAAAAATCACAAGCCCACAAATAAATACATCAATCACAAATGCTACTTTAAGTATGTGGCGCAGTTAAGGAATAATAAATGGAATACGCACATTTAATTTCATCAGAAGAGCATCAAGATCGCGGTGTAAACCGCAACTACCACGCCGCAGGTGTTGGATTTGGTTTTACTGAACACAACCACCCTTGGTCGCACACAATTACTTGTACTAAAGGTTCTTTGAAAATAACTGTCGATGGTGTTGATACAACCATCACAACTTCTTCTGAAACATTTGTTTTTCCAGAAAAATTATTGCATTCAGTTGAAATTATGGAAGACGGTACTGAGTTCTATACTGAACACCCCCTTGATTTAACGCCCTATACAGGCATTTATTTGGAGCAAAACAATGCAACTGAACCTACCAATTGAAACAGTTAATCAAGTTCTTGGTTATCTTGGAACACGCCCATATCAAGAGGTGTATTCCTTAATCCAAGCAATTCAAGAAGCCGCAAAACCAAAAGAGGTGTCAAATGGCAACCAAGTGGATACAGAAAGCAATCAGTAAACCCGGCGCTTTGAAGAAAGCCCTTGGCGTTCCTGCTGACAAAAAGATACCTGCTTCCAAATTGTCGGTGAAGTCTACTGACTCGCCAAAAATGGCTAAACGCAAAACCTTGGCAAAAACATTGCGGGGGTTCGATTGAAATGGGCGATGTTCACGAATTGGCTTCGGAGACCGACAAACGATTGAGTGTCCACGAGGCAATCTGCGCACAGCGTTATGAGAGCATCCAAAATCGCTTTGACGAAGGCTCAAAGCGCATGAACAGGATTGAGTACCTGCTGTATGGGGTGATTGCCTGCGTTTTGTTTGGCCCCGGTGTTGCGGCGGAATTTGTAAAAAAGGTTTTGGGGCTGTAACGATGTGGAACCCATCACGCTGGCGCTTACCGCTATTGCTGGAATCAAGCAGGGCATTGCACTGTATAAGGACGCAAAGGCTACAGGCTCAGACCTTTACAAGGTAACCAAGGAGATTTCAGGATTCATTGGGCAATTTTTTGATGCCCATGAAGAGGTAAAAAAAGAAGTTAAACGCAATGAGTTAAATCCGCCAAAAGAAAAATCACTCAAGGCGCAGGCTTTAGAGAATGTGTTTAACCAGATTGAACTTGAGCGACAGGCAGTTGAGATGCGTGAGTATTTGATTTACCACACAGACCCAGCGTTAGGTGCAGTTTGGTCAAGATACGAAGTGGAATTTAAAAAGCTTGCAAAAAAACATGATGAAGAAATTAAGCAAGAGGCTATAGCAGAACGGAACAGAAAATGGCAACGTCAAAAGCGGCTCAACAAACTAGCGGACGAGGCGTTAATTTTGGGGGCAGTTCTAGTAGTAGTTTTGGAGATGTGGGGGCTGATGTACCTAATTCGTCAGAGTCGGGATACATAGCAGTTGTTGTTTTGCTGACGGTTTTGTTTTGCCTATTGTTGCCAATGCTGGGAATTTTGTATTTTGACACCCTTACGATACAAAAGAAGGCGGAGCGTACTGAGGCTAGGATTGAAAAGTTAGTAAAAAGCTTGGAAGAAAAGGATAAAAAATGAGCGAAGAAAAAATTCAAGCAATGGAAAGCAAAAGCCAGTTGATTGAAAAAATTACGTTTGCTTTGTTGCCCTTATTGTTTTCTTGCGTTGTCTACCTTATGTCTGCGCTGTCTAATCTAGCCCATGAGGTCACCATCCTTAACAGCAAAATCAGCTTAGTGGTGACTTCGGACAACAAGCAGGCCAGCAACACAGGCGCTGAGTTGGCAAGAGAAAAATTGCGTCAGGACTTGGAAAAAGAAATTCAACGCAACCGTGACCAGATTGCAGAGAACCGAATGCACATTGCTATTTTGGAAGAAAAAACCGTAGTCAGCAAACCGATAAAAACTTTGACAGGAAAGGACTAACATGATTCCAATAGTTGCATCCCTACTTGGTAGCCTTGCCCAAAACGGCCTTACCTTGCTTTCCAGCGCCATCCAAGCCAAAGGCAAAGAGGTGGTAGAGAACACCCTTGGCGTAAAGATTCCAGATAACCCAACCCCTGAAGATGTCTCTAAGCTACGTCAACTACAGTTTGACCATGAAGAGCGGTTGCTTGAACTGGGAATTGAAAAAGCCAAGATGGAGTTGGCTGAGTTGGACTTGTTGGCAAAAGCCGCCCAGAACGATGCTGACAACATCACAGACCGCTGGCAAGCGGATATGTCATCTGACTCTTGGCTGTCTAAGAATATCCGTCCTATGAGCCTTATAGCCATCTTCTTGGGGTATTTCCTGTTTGCCATGATGTCTGCCTACGGATTAAACGCAAATGAGTCCTATGTTACCCTGCTGGGGAATTGGGGGATGTTGATCATGGGGGCGTATTTTGGCGGTCGCACGGTCGAGAAACTGGCAGAAATGAGGAAGAA